GAACGATACGGACTGGATGAACGGCATCAATACACATCCTGAATTATCTCAGAACTCAAAAATAATACAAATTGACCTAACATCAACGCTCATTGTCCTCGAAGGGATTTCACAGGAGTAGTCATGAGCAATTCGACAAAAGAAGAAACAGATCTCGACGAAGAAGCAGCCCGCCGCGCCCTCGATTTCTACCTCAACCCCACTCCCACGTGTGAGGAAGTTCTGTGTATGGCACTAAGCGAAAGGAAGGGGGAAGAAGCGGGAAGAAAGTGGAAAAGCCAGGAAAGACGGGGGCCGGAGGAAGAAACCGCTGAAAAACCTGTGCCAAACAGACGCTAAGCCAGGAAATGGCGCCGAAGCGAAAAGAGCCCGCATTTAGCGGGCTCTTTGGCATCTGGCTTTCAGATCATCCAGCCGCCAGCCCACACCACCCGTCCAATGATGTGAAGCGAGCTGAGCCGTTCGTAGGGAACGGTCATCGACTCATAAGCAGTGTTCGCACTGATGATCTTTACGCTGCCGTCGTAGAGGCGTTGCAGCCGCTTTGCATAAAGCAGGTCGTCCAGGCGTATTACGTAGAACGCTTCCCCCTGGAGCACGTTGCGGCTCAGATCGACCATCACCGTGTCCCCATCGCTGAGAATCGGCTCGTTCGAGTCGCCGTCCACCCGCACAGCTGCGAGCTTTTCCGGAGATAGCCCCTTCTTGCGCAAGCTGTAGCGGGTAAACGCCAGCTTTGTAAGCACCTTCGCCCCTTCTGTCCATGCGCCGTGACCCTGGCTGATGTGGGCATCGTAGAGCGGAATGTAGGCATAAACCTCGTCGTCTGACGGCGCATCAGCAGCCACCTGACGAAGCGCCCCTGTCGCCAGCCATTCAAGATCGGCCTCAACGGCATGTGCGATGGCTACCAAGCGAGACACCTTCGGCTCGCTTTCGCCATTCAAGTACGACTCCAGCGTGCTCCGGGGAATCCCAGTCCTGCGGGACAGCTCTTCGCCGCTTCCCGCGAGCCCCACACAGTGCCTGATGCGCTCCCCCAGGGCTTTTGCGAATGCCTGAATTTCTGTTTTCGACATTTCGGATTCCAGTAAGGGGAAAGCGAAATGCCATCTGTCGGGCAATCCGAAATTTCGCTTTCCGAAAAACTGTTTAATTTCAATGATTTGCGTCGTTTTCGGAAAGCCAATCGCCAAAAACCGAATACGAACTTTCTGTTTTCTGTTGTGCGATCTTCGGAAAACGGCTAGATTTATTCACATGGGAACGTTAGACGCCCTGAAATCCAGCATTTTCCAGCGACCCAGGAAACAGAAAATGACAACAAGCAACGAAATTCCGAAGGATTCCGAACTCCGATGGGAGTGGATCAAGTTCCAGCTACGCGCCCGAGACACCTCCTTGTCCAAGCTCGCAAAAGCTTTGGGGGTGGAGCGAAACGCAATGAACAACGTCAAGCGCGGCCCCTACCCACGCATGGAGCGAGCTATCGCTCTCGCCTTGAAGCTTGAGCCGGAGGACATCTGGCCTGAGCGCTGGGGCAATGATGGGCAACCATCAAGACCAAGAAACCCTAAGCCCTAGTCGCCTTCGGAAAACGATTAGAAGTCTAACGCTTATTACCAAGAACACATAACAGGTTTGGATCGATGACCAATCAACTTGGCTGGTTTACTGCTCGCGAACTCGCGGGACTACCCGGTATGCCCAGCACAGAGCGGGCAATCCAGATTCGCGGCAAGGCCGACTGGCAAGGACGCAAGCGCATTGGTTCGAAAGCCACTGAGTACTCTCTGACTGCCCTGCCCGCCGAGACTCAAGCCGCGATCCTGGCGCGTTCTGTCAGCGAGTCGAGTGGCTCCCAAGAGGTAGCGCTAAGCGCTCAAGAAACCGATCAGCGCGACGCCCAAGGTTCGTCACGACTGAACGAAAAGCAACGTGCGGTCATGCTGGCCCGACTGGCTTTTTGCCGCGAGGTCGAACGCCTGTCAGAAGTCGTGTCGCAAAAGATGGCCATCAGCACCCTGCTGAAACATGCCGAAGATGGCCAGCTCTCGCCTTACTTACAGGAGCGGATCGAGATTGCGAACGACCGCAAAACCGAAGGGCGCGGACTTTCCGAGCGCACTCTGATGCGGTGGCTGGCGTCCTGGCGCGCCGCAGATCGGGACGAGATGGCTCTGGCGCCGTTGCGCCAGAGGGCGAATCTTGGGGTGCCCGACTGGGCCGGAGCGTTCTTGCGCTGCTACCAACGACCAACGAAACCCAGCGTTGCTGCAAGCTATGCGGAGTTTCAAGGTAACTGGAAAGGTGAACTGCCAAGCATTCACGCAGTTCAGCGTTTCTTGAAAAAGCTGTCGCCAGAGGCGCTGAACGTTGGCCGCATGAGTGCGCAAGAACTCAAAGCGCTTAAGCCGTTCCGTCGCCGCTCTACTAAGAACCTTTTCCCCGGCGATGTGTACACCGCTGACGGACATAAGTTTGATGCTGAAGTCATTAACCCACTCACCGGCAAGCCCTATCGCCCGGAGATAACTACGGTCCTGGATGTGGCTACGCGGCGCGTAGTCGGTGTTTCGGTCGGCGAAGCTGAATCTGCAATTGGCGTATTGGATGCACTGCGTGATGCCGTTCGGGAATGCATGTTCTCCATCTTCTACGTCGATAACGGGTCGGGCTTCGCAAACGACACCGTGCGTGAGGTGGTAGACCGGCTTGGTGGAACAATGACCCACTCCTTGCCTTACAACAGCCAGGCGCGGGGCCTATCCGAGCGAGGACACCAAACAATCTGGGTGCGAGCAGCAAAGAAGCTCACTTCCTACATCGGCGCAGACATGGATAAGCACGCGGGTACGAAAGTGCACCGTGTGGGGCGCAAGCAACTGCGTCAGACAGGCAGATCCCAGCTCATACCGGAGTTCGGCGTGTTCATGGCAGGCCTAGAGCAGGAAATCGCTGACTACAACGGCACACCGCACCGTGGCTTGCCTAAAACTCGTGACCATGAAAGCGGGCTATTACGGCACATGTCGCCCGATGAGGCTTGGCAATCGGCTATTGCCGAAGGGTGGGAACCAATGTGCGCACCGGGTGCTTTGGTTGATTCCCTGATGCGCCCGCAAGTCACAAGAACCACGCGGCGCGGCGAGATTGCTTGGGCGGGTAATACGTATTTCATGGCCGATCTAACGGCCTTACATGGGCAAGAAATACGCATTGCCTATGACGTTAGGGATTCTACTCAGGTCTGGGCATACACCGAAGCCGGCGAACTAATTGGCGCGGCGCAGCTGGATGGAAACAGCACCGACTACATGCCAATGACCATGGTCGAGCAAGCGCGAGAAAAACGTGAGAAAGGCCAGTTCAAGCGCGCCGTGGACAAGTTGGAAGTGCTCACAGGGCACCGTGTGGAAATGATCGCGCCCACAACTGCACCCTCGGCGGTGTTGGAGCAAGAAGAACGAGCGGCGGCACTGGGCTATGCCAGGGAAATGGTGGCTCAGCAGCCAAGCTTTGAGATCCCAAGCCACGACGTAGCGCGTTACCGACTTTGGAAAAAGCTCGATAAGCGCCAAGCGGCTGGCGAGTTACTTGATGAAGTAGAGGCGCGTTGGTGGAAGAGCTATTCCACCCACCCGGACCTGATTTATCAGCGTGAGCTGATGGAAGGAATAGAAAAACACGCGGGTTGAGAGCCCGCGTTTATTGGAGTCCAGCGTGTTGGCGCACGCTAGAAAAAGGAGAAAGCACAGTGAGTGTAACTAAAATCGTAGCCCTTACCAATGTTGGTCTACTCGCAGGAGCGGTACAGCGTGCGCAAGCCCGCCCAGCTGGCCTGCCTGGGCTTGTCGTCATGTACGGCCCAAGTGGCTTGGGCAAATCAGTCGCGGCCTCCTTCGCCGCAAATCAACACCGTGCTTACTACGTGGAATGCCGAGACACCTGGTCGAAAAAGGCTTTCTTGATAGCAGTTTTGAAAGACATGGCTATCGAACCAGGTCGAACCTTGGGCGATATGATGGACCAGATCGCGGAACAACTGTCACGGTCAATGCGCCCGCTAATTGTGGACGACGTTCAGTACATGCTGGACAAGTCGATAGCGAACATCCTCACCGACCTCTACAACGCAAGCCAGGGCACTATCGTCCTGATTGGTGAAGAACGGGTGCCGAAATCTCTGTCGAAACTTGAACGCCTTCATAACCGAGTCATGGAGTGGGTGCCTGCGCAACCGGCTTCGGTCGACGACCTCATTGAGCTATCCCAATCCAATTACCCAAACCTTGAGATTGCCGAGGATCTACTTGAAGACCTGTGCCGGGCTACTCGTGGGTGCCTGCGTCGAGCCGCAGTAAACCTCTACAAGGTTCAAAGCGAAGCCTCTGCAAACATGTGGAGCCGAGTTGACTTGGCAACATGGGGTAAGCGCGGCTGGTTTACAGGCGAAGCCCCAACTCGGAGGGCTATCTAATGAGTGGTCGCAAAACACACCTGGTGGTGAGCGGCTCAAAGGAGCCTCGCCAGCGTATTTGGGAATCCATTCGCGTGCTCGCCCCTGGATTCTCGATCAATGACATTGCAAGGCGTAGTGGGCAAATGCCAAGAGTGATCAACGAGTATTTCAGTTCCCTAGCAAAGGCTGGAATTATTCAGGTTCTTGAGTCGCCAGCGGGAAAAGAAAGCACTGTCTATTCGTTGGTGCGTGACGAAGGAGTTGAGCACCCTAGGCTAAATAGAAAGGGTGAACGCACGCACCTCCACCTGATCACTGAAAACATCTGGCGCAGTATTCGTATTCTGAAAGGCAGTTTTACTGCTGACACCGTACTTCACACAGCTTCTGCCGGTGGCGTGCGTATGACCATTATCAGAGTCCGCCAATACCTCCACGCTTTGACAGAGGCTGGCTATCTGGAAAAAACAGAGTGCGACAGGAACACTCCTGAGTCATACCAACTGAATAACGGCATGCACACAGGCCCTCTCCCTCCCGAGATTCGTAAGCTGGACTCGCTTCAAGTGTATGACCCCAACCTGGGCAAGCTGGTCTACACGAAAACCACCGGTTCGTATGGCGCTGATCGCAGCCTAGTTGAACCTGGCGTTGCTCTGTTGCGCTCTCGCGACTTGCTCGCTGAGTGGTTGAAGTTGGCTCTAGATGCCAATGGGCTGCCCGTGGTGCCAATGGATCTCGTGCAGCGCACTCAGCTTGAACTTGCTTCCACTGGGGAGTCTGGAGGCCTGCATTGAAAAGGGCCGTAAACCTATCGAACTGGGGAGACGAGCCGCCGCTGTTCGTGCGGCTCTTGGCCAAAGAGGTGACGGCCACCAGCCGCACCCATGCAGCGCTGCGAATCAAAATGAGTCGTACAACGGTGAGTCTGGTGCTTGATAACAAGTATCCGTGCCCAACCACCGCAGGCGTAGAGCGCCGGGTAATGGAAGTTCTCGGTCGTATCGAGTGCATCGCTACCGGTGAAACGCTGACAGTCGAACAGTGCCAGGGCTTCTATCAGCGCTCGGCCCCTACTCATAACCCGCTTGCAATGCAGCACTGGCGCGTGTGCCAACAGTGCCCTTTTAACCCGACTTGTGGAGGTAAGAACAATGCAACCGTCCAATAAGCCCGCCGTTCAAATCCATGTAAGGGGGCACGGCATGATCCAACTGCGTCTCGCTGGACGCTGTGTCGGTTTCGCTATGTCTTACCGTGACGCAGGCTTCAAGGCTGACCGTTTAGACAAACTTTTTTCGGCACTTCAAAACCACGACCATAGTTTGCCGGTGACTCTGACCGGGGGGAATGAGTTCGGTTCCTTGGCTTCAGATTTTGCCGCAGGGAATGAACCGAGTTTTTCGGCAGGTGGGTGGTTGGTCGAAGCAGGCGACGGCACCCCCGTCCGCTTGCTGCCCTCAGAAGAAGCCGCCGAACTGTTTCGGAACGAGCTGGAAGCATATGACCGCGCCATGCCTCAAGGCGACCAAAGCGGCGAATGGACCGACGGGCAGATCACCTGGTATCGCAATCATCCGGCGCCTATTGCGTCGGCCTGTGGCGGAGCGTTCAGCGTTCGCAAGGTGGGGGTGCATTGATGCGTACACGCTGCCCCAACTGCGGCACCACGCTTTCGCTCGATGCGCTGATTGCCCATGACGGTGCCCGCGAAGCGCTGGGCGCTGCCTTCAAGCTCTCCGGCTCGCTCGGTAATGCCCTGGTGCGCTATCTCGGCCTGTTCCGACCTGAAACACGTGAGCTGACCATGGACCGCGTGGCCAAGCTGCTCGCCGAGCTGCTACCTGATCTTCAGTCTCAGCGCATCGAGCGTGGCGGCCAGGCGTTCAGTGCCCCGCCTGAGTGCTGGGCGTGGGCCATTGACCAGGCTTTGGCAGCGCGTGAAACCGGTCGCCTCGCAACGCCGCTGAAAGGACATGGCTGGCTGTATCAGGTCATGACTCAGTACCAGCCCCAGGCCGCAGCGGGCGTTTTGGCACCCGTGACAGCACAAGCGCCGCGCCTGCCCTCACGCCAACAGAGCCAGACCAGCGCAGCGCTGGCCGCGCTGGAGGACCGTGCCAATGGTTGAGAAGTGGTTCGAACGATCCATTGTCGCTGGGTTCCAGGGTCTAGTTGCGCTGCGACTGGACGGGGCGCCCGCCGCCGATGCGGTCACAAAGACGCTCGATATCTGGCTGATCGCGCTCACCAAAAACCGGGAATGGGACGAAGCGCAGGACACGACACGTATCCGGGAGACCTTCGAGACGCTGTTTTCGAGCTGCGAGAAATGGCCGTCCCCTGCAAGGTTCTTGCGGGATCTGAAGCCCCGAGAACTACCACCAGGCCTGCCCAAGCCTGAAAGGACGGATGAGCAGTTGAAGACTGGCAACGTCGCTCTGGACGGCATCGTCGCCAGGCTGAAAGGGCGAGCCGGCGCGCAGCGGGTCACGGTCCTGAAGAGCAACAGACAATTTGAGTACACCCGCCAAGCCGCTGGATTGATCGCAACTGCGGAACAGCAACGGGCGGAACAGCAAACGAATACGGAGCAACACAACTGATGAGCATCGTTCCTGAAGGCTTCTTGAAAGACGCCAAAGGCCACCTGGTCCCCCTGGACCTGGTGAAGCCAATCGACATGGCGCGCAATGACCTGGTGCTGGAGCTGGTGAAGAAGGCACAGGCGGTTTCGGAAGTGCTGGCCACCTTCAAGGCCGACGCATTTGGCGACATCAAAGCGTTCGTTGACATGTCGGCGGAGCAGTACAACGCCAAGCTGGGCGGCAAGAAAGGCAACCTGACGCTGATGTCGTTCGACGGGCAATTCAAGGTGGTGCAAGCGGCACAGGACAACATCCGGTTTGACGAGCGCCTACAGGCCGCACGTGCCTTGATCGATGAATGCCTGACCGAGTGGACGCAGGACGCCCGGAGCGAAGTGCGCGCCATCGTCAATGAGGCGTTTCGGGCTGACAAGCAAGGCGAGATCAGCACGGGCCGCGTCCTGGCCCTGCGCCGCATGGACATCAAAGACGAGCGCTGGCAACGGGCCATGGAAGCCATCGGGGACGCGGTCCAGGTCGTGGGCTCCAAGAGCTACATCCGGGTGTACCGCCGCATCGGAGATTCGGAGCAGTACGTGCCGATCCCTCTCGACGTCGCAAGCGCGGCACTCACAGCGCCTACCCAGTCCCTGCATTGATCAGCTCACCACCTGTTTAGCGAGTAGTACACATGGCCAAGTTCCAAATCACCGTAGAAGACAACGAAACCGGCGTTTCCGTGAGCGTCGACAACCAGCCTAGCGGCACCGCCTCTGCGCGGGTGGTGGCCACTATGGTGGAAAGTGCCCGGCTCATTGCGCGTATCGAGCTGCCCGCAGGGTTCGCACACGATGAGTACAGCTACGAATCCCTCATGGCTTACCGCGAGAAGCTGCACACCAAGCCAACCGTCCACTAAGCGAAACCGCCCCGGCCTGGCCGGGGTTGGTCTGCCCGCCGTGGTGGCCGGGCACTGACGAGCAGCCGAGGACGACATGCAGCAAGCTGATTGGGATGAGCTGAAACGCCAGATGGATACCCCGTTCGGGTACATGAAACTGGACTGCGACGGCTTCGTGGTCAGCCTGGTTCAGGCTACCGAGCCGGGCAAAAAGAGCTGGGGCACTGATGTCTACGTGAATGGCAGCCTCAAGGGGATTTGGTTCAACTGCGACCACGAAACCGGAGTGACAGAGCATGAGGAAACCCGTCGTTTCTTTCGGAGGATCAACGGCAGCCTGTACACCAAGCGTGATCTGGAGTTCACGCGACGCATGTACGGGAAGCGTGCGGCAGACAAGGACGCTGCCCGTAAGTGGATCACCTACTCCTGCACCTGGAAGAGCTTCAACTCGCTGAAGAAGCACCTGGAAGCCAACAACACCAGCATTGAGCGCCTGCACTGAGCGGCGTCACACGATAGATAGGAAATCTCATGGACCGTAACAAGGCCCTGGACAAGATCAAGAAATGCCTGCGGTTGGCCACCAGTGCCAACCCTCATGAGGCGGCGGTCGCGATGCGGCAGGCACAGGCGCTGATGCAGCAATACGGCATCGGCCAGGCCGATGTGAGCATGGCCGACGTAATGGAGTGCACCGCCGTCGCTGGTTCCAAGAAGACCCCCGCGAAGTGGGAAGCACAGTTGTCTCGCGTTGTGGCAAAGGCCTACACCTGCAAAGTGTTTTTTGCTGGCGGGATTGGACGCTGGAACTTCGTCGGTGAAATGGCCGAGGTTGCCGGGTACACCATGACGGTACTGCTGCGTCAGGTGCGTCAGGCGCGCCGTGACTTCACGCTGACCAAGCTCAAGAACTGCAAATTGACTACCAAGGTGCGCCGCGCCGATGTGTTCTGCGAGGCATGGGTTCATGCCGTGCATGAGCAGGTGGCGGCGTTCGCAGGTGCGAAGCTATCACCAGCTGTTGAGCAATACCTGGCGCACCACTATCCCGACCTGGTGCAGCAGAAACCACTGGACCGTAATGCGACAACGCGCCGTAGGGGTGGTGTCCGAGCGATTAGCGATGCTCTGCATGGCGTGCTGGCAGCATCTGATGTGCGTCTTAACCATGGGATGCACGGTACGACGCCAGCCGCGCTGGCACTGGGTGCATCATGAATCGCCGTAACCAACAACTGAGCAAGATCCACATCGCCAAGAAGGACCTTAGCCTGGATGACGATACCTATCGGGCGTTGCTGCACCGGGTCACAGGCAAGTCATCCGCCAAGGATTTGAGCCCGTTGCAGGTGGCCAATGTGCTGCGTGAGTTCGAGCGCCTGGGCTGGAAGCCGAAGCAAGGTCGGGACAAGCCTAAGCCTGCTGCCGACAAGGCAAAGCTGGTCAGCAAGATCGAGGCCCAGCTGGCTGAGGCCGGGCGGCCATGGGAGTACGGCGACGGTCTGGCCAAGCGCCTGTACAAGATTGAGCGGCTGGAGTGGCTAGACGCCAAGCAACTGGGAGGCGTCGTCACGGCCCTGGCCAAGGACGCGAAACGACATGGGAGGCGTCAATGAGTAACGGAGAACTGTTCGATAGCGGGGACATCGACAAGCTGGACCCTGCAAAAGTCCTGGCACAGATGAGCGACCCGGTGGTGCTGAGTCGCTGGGAAGGGACGCTGGTAGAGATGTCCAGCCTTGCCGAGAACAAGCTGTCCCAGCTGCTGCCGGACATGGCCGACAAGGTGCCACAGATCGCCCGTGAGGTGGTCTATGCGATTTGCCAAACGATGGGCGGCGCTGTCGTCTACATACCGCGAGGCGATAAATTGCGCCGGGCGCTGAGGGATGCCGAAATCTTCCACGAGTGGCGCGACAAGAACACGCGGCCTGACAAGCTGGCCAGGCAGTTCAGCATGTCGAGCCAAGCGGTCTATGACATCATTGCGCGACAGCGCGAGCTACATCGCCAGCAAGAGCCTGACCTGTTCGGTTACGCTGATGTCCCCAAGCGGCTACACTAGCTGCCCCTCTCCAAGCCCCGCACTCAGCGGGGCTTTTTCTTGCGCGTGCAAGAAATACAGCCCCCTCCCAGCGCGAGCGAATCTAGCCAGGTCAACACCTTCAGGCAGATTCAAGCATGTTCGAGCACGAGCCACTATCAGCGGAATACGCACAGCGCGTCATTGATGAGCGCTGTGAGAGCGTGCGCCGAAAAATGCTCGATGAATGCCCGAAGGAATGGCGCACCTACGTGATTTCGCGGGTCGCGGTCCATCGGCGGCAAGTCGCGTTGGCAGCCTCCCAAGGCGGCCATCGCTATGCCGATGCACCGCCCCGCGCCCCTCGACCTGGGCGCTACTTCTCCCCTCCAAACCCAGGCATAGCCGCCAGCGCTATCGCCGGTATTCGCGCCTCTCTCAAACCCGAAAAGGAAGTTCATCCATGAACATGTTTCGCCAGCGTCTGCGTGCCCGTGGCCGTTACCGGGCGCCTCGTTTGACCAACTGGACGTTGATCACCGTCGGGCTGCTGATCGTGCTGTACCTGATCGCGCCGACCAAGATCGCCGTAGTCCTCTACAAAGCCGCGCTGGTTACTGGTGGTGGCGTCCTGGGCTACTGGATCGACCGCGCCCTGTTCCCTTACGCCCGCCCGGATCGCGTCCGCGCCACACATAAACCATGGGCGGGCATTCGTCGTGCCCTGATCGTACTGGCCTGCATCATCGGCCTGACGCTGGGGCTCTAACCATGGTGAAACGCTACCTGGCCCCGCTGATCCTGATGATTGTCATCCCAGGTGCGGCGATCTTGAGCAACGTGCCGAAAGCTCGCGCTGACGTTCCTGCCGAGGCGCAGCAGTACCGCCGCGAGCTGACCCGCATCGTCCATGCCGAATGGGGGTTGGACGGCCCAGTTGCAACCTTCGCCGCCCAGGTCCACCAGGAATCACGATGGCGGTTCAAAGCCAAATCCCCTGTAGGCGCTCAGGGCCTTGGCCAGATCATGCCGACCACCGCCGACTGGCTGGCCAAGTCCTTCCCGAGCACGCTCGGCGATGTGGACCCCTATAACCCCTCATGGTCGCTGATGGCGTTAGTGACCTATGACCGATGGCTGGCGAACCGCATCAAGGGGCGTGATGCCTGCGAGCGGCACGCCATGGTGTTGGCGTCCTACAACGGCGGTCTAGGCTGGCTGATCCGTGATCGAAAGCTGGCCTCGGCAAAGGGCGCCGATCCGCTAGTTTGGTTCGGGTCTATCGAGCGGTTCAACGCGGGCCGCTCGGCTGCTGCGTTCCGCGAGAACCGAGGCTACCCCCGTCTCATCCTCAAGACCCATGAAGCCAAGTACATCGCTGATGGCTGGGGCCAAGGGGTGTGCTCATGAGCCTCATCAAGCCCGCTCTCATCTGGCTGGTCGTCATCGCTGTTTCCGTTGGTGGGCTGATGCTCAATCACCGTGATGGCTACGACCAGGGTTTCGCCGCAGCGAAAGCCGAGGGCGATGAGGCGCTAGCCAAGAGAGACAGCGAGCATGAGCGCGAAAAGCGGCTCCTTGCTGAGGGTGCAGCCGTTGCCTTGAAGGCAGCAACAGACGAACTGCTCGCCGAGCAGGCGCGGGGCCACCAACTGGCGGCGGACCTGGGCGCCAAGAAAGACGAGTTGCGCGCCGTCACCGACAAGCTCACCGGAGAAATTCAACATGTCACCACTCTCTATCGCCGCTCACTGGAAACACAGCCTGAGCCGCTGCCTCCTGCTGCCTTCACTGTTGGCTTTGTCCGCGTGTGGAACAGCGCCCTCTTTGGCACCACTGCCGCAATCGCAGTGCCTTCCTCGGGCACTTCCCCCGGCAGAGCTGATGCGGCCAGTACCAGAGCCGGAGCCGCTGACTACCTAATCGCTGGCGTTACCCGTGCGGACCTGCTGGCCAACCACCTGCGCAACAGCGAGGGCTACGCCACCTGCCGTGCCCAGCTCAACAAACTGATCGAATGGAATACAAGTAATGGACGTAAGTGATACCGCCACAGCATTGGAGGAGGCTTTCCGCGAGCAGGCCCTGGCGGCGCGGGTGGCAGGCAGGCCCCACTACAGCGGCCCCCGCGTAACGCATTGTGAGAGCTGCGGCGATCCGATCCCCGCAGCGCGAAGCGAGATCCTGCCAGGCGTTGAGCTGTGCGTGATCTGCCAAGAAGACATCGAACGGATGGGCCGCCGATGAACACTATCGAGTTGCCGGTCTGGCAAATGATCAGCATCGGCGTTGGCCTGGTTGGCGCGATGATGGCCCTGCTGAAGCTGCTGCTTGCCGCCATCGAGCGCCGTCTCGATCAGCGCTTTGCGCACATGGATGGCCGCTTCGAAGAGCTGGCTAAGGACTCTGATCGGCTTCGTCAAGTCGAGCTAGGCCTGGAGAAGTTGCGCGGTGAAATGCCGCTGCACTATGTGCGCCGTGAAGACTGGGTGCGCAACCAAACCGTCATCGAGGCCAAGCTCGATGCTGTGGCCCTTAAACTTGAAAACGTGCAGCTGCGGGGAGCCCGCCCATGAACATTGATCCAGCAAAGGTACGCCGCGAGTCGCTGCGCTGGTACATCCTGCTCACCCTCAACACCAGTCGCCCCGTTGACCCCCACGAAGCGGTGGTGCTCTCGACGGTCCAGGGCATGTATCCCGACGCCACGGCGCTGGAGCTGCGCCGCGAGCTGGACTATCTGGCCGACCGCTCGCTGGTCACTGTGGAGAAGTCGCCGTCAGGCACCTGGTCGGCAGGCCTGACAGCGCTCGGCGTCGATATCGCTGAGTACACAGTAGATTGCCGCCCTGGCATCGCACGCCCAGCGAAGTACTGGTAATGCCGCCCCGTAGCAAGGTCGCCGCGCTGCCGCCAGAGGTGAAAGCCTGGCTGGATCAGTCGCTGGTCGAATCGAACTTTAGCGGCTACGAAATGCTGTCCGCTGAGCTGGAGTCGCGTGGCTACTCCATTGGCAAGAGCGCCCTACACCGGTACGGCAGCGAGTTCGAGGACAAGCTGGCCGCGCTGAAGCTTTCCAGCGAGCAGGCCAAGGCGGTGGTCCAGGCCGCGCCGGATGATGAAGGCGCCGTCAATGAGGCATTGATGCGTCTGGTGCAAGAGCACCTGTTCAAGCTGCTGATGGCTGCTGACGGCAAGATCGACCTCCCCAAGGTGGCCAAGGCCGTGGCCGAGCTGGGCCGGGCGTCTGTCGTCCAGGCGAAATGGAAGACCGAGGTTCGTGCCAGGGCGGAAGCCGCTGCCAACCAGGTCGAGAAGATCGCCAAGAAAGGTGGGCTCAGCGCCAAGACCGTGGACGAGATTCGCCGGGAAATCCTGGGGGTAGCGTCGTGAAGATCATCTATCAATTCAGCGACGAAGACGGCCAGTGGATGGATACCAATATCCAGGGCCTGGCCTCTGCACGCGCTGCCGGGTGGAAAACCCGGGCTGTGGTCGAAGTGGCCGACGCGCCGCTGCCGGACTCGGTGCGGTACTCGCTCCTGGGCCTCATGCGCGATGACGGCTATGCGGCTTCGTTCCAGTCGCTCGGGCAGTACCGGGCGGCATTGATCCGGGCTGTCCTTGAGGATACCGCGCGATGACTCACGTCCTTAATCCACTCACACAGGCGATCCGGTCGGAAGGCGCAGGCGACATTCCCGCCGTCCTGCTCCCCTATCAACAGAAGTGGATAGGCATTCGGGCGCCCCTGAAGGTGGGCGAGAAATCTCGGCGGATCGGCCTGACCTGGGCAGAAGCCGCTGATAACGTCCTGGTCGCCGCAGCCGCGAAGAGCGCCAAGGGGCAAACCGTCTATTACCTGGGCTACAACCAGGACATGACGGTTGAGTACATCCAGGCATGTGCAATGTGGGCTCGGGCGTTTGACTACGCGGCCAGTGAGATCGAGGAAGGAATCTGGCCGGACCAGGACAAAGACAAAGAAAAGCACATCAAGACTTACACCATCGTGTTCCCGTCTGGTCACCGCATCGTGGCGCTCACTAGTCGCCCAAGCAACCTGCGTGGCCGCCAGGGCGTGGTGGTAATCGACGAAGCGGCATTCCACTCCGACTTGGCCGAGTTGCTCAAAGCGGCGCTTGCGCTGCTGATCTGGGGTGGTGAGGTCCATGTGATCAGTACGCACGACGGCACCGAAAACCCGTTCAACGAGCTGATCGAAGAGATCCGGGCCGGTAAGCGTAAAGGGCATCTGTTCCGCAGCACCTTCCGCGAGGCGGTGGATGATGGTTTGTACCAGCGGGTCTGCATGCGCCGGGGTATCCCCTACGTCAAGGAAGAACAAGACGCATGGGTCCAGGACGTATACGACTTTTACGGCGATGCGGCCACTGAAGAGCTTGATTGCGTACCGAGCCAGGGCGGCGGTGCCTATTTCTCGCTGGCATTGATCGAAAGCCGCACCAGTCGCGAAGTGCCGGTGGTGCGGCTCAAGTTCCCTCAAGGGTACGAAACGATCGCTGAACACCTACGCCTGGCGGAAACAGCGGAGTGGTGCGAGGAAGAGTTGCTGCCGCTGCTGGCCAAGATCCCGACCAGTGTGCAGTCGTTCTACGGCATGGACTTCGCCCGTTCAGGCGACCTTTCAGTTATCTGGCCGCTGATCAAAGAGCAGGACTTGCGCAAGCGGGCGCCGTTCCTGGTCGAGCTGCGCAACGTTCCGTTCAAGCAGCAAGAGTTCATCCTGTTCTACATCGTCCAGCGCTTGCCCAACTTCCTCAAAGGCGCGCATGACGCCAGGGGCAACGGCAGCCAGATTGCCGAGGCTGCCGCCGTAAAGTTCGGGTTCAACCGCATCGAGCAGGTCATGCTTACCGAGGGTTGGTATCGGGACAACATGCCGCTGCTCAAAGCCGCGCTGGAGGATGATACCTTGCACGGCATTCCCGCCGACAAGGATGTGACCGGAGACGTGCGTGCTTTCAGGGTGGTGAAAGGCGTAGCCCGCATCCCTGAGAAGCGCACCACTGAAAAAGGTGGAGAAAAGCGCCACGGTGACGCGGGTATCGCGTTGGCATTGGCCGACTTCGCCAGTCGTCAAGAAGTTGAAATTTTCGAATATCACCGCGTCCAGCCAACGGCCCAGCATGATCGTCAGGTCAAGCTGGGGGCGGGTTGGCGTTCTGGAAAAGGCATCTGGTAATGGCTCGTTCCCCAATCGTTGACCAGTACGGTCGCGCCATCGAATACGACCAGCTCAGCGAAGATGTTGCTGCGCCGCGTGTAACCGGTGTGCGCCATGTTTGGCACCCATCCGTAGCGGGCGGGCTCACGCCGGGGCGGCTCTCGGCCTTGCTGCAAGCTGCTACCGAGGGTGATGCCCGCGACTATCTGACCCTTGCCGAGGAAATGGAAGAGCGCGACTTGCACTACGCCTCGGTGCTCGGCACGCGCAAGCTCGCGTTAGCGGGGCTCAACATCCGAGTGGAGGCCGCGTCCGATGACGCCGAGGACGTGCGCCGGGCCGACATCCTGCGGGAGGTGGTCGAGTCTGCCGAGTTTGCCGAGGTGCAAACGGACCTGACTGACGCCCTGGGCAAAGGCTATTCGGTTGCAGAAATCATCTGGGACCGTAGCGGCAAGACCTGGACTCCCGAGCGTTTCGAGTGGCGCGACCCGCGCTTCTTCATGTTCGACCGCGAAACAGGGCAAGAGCTGCGGTTGCTCGATGAGGCCGACATGGTGAACGGTATCGCGCTGGCTCCTTACAAGTTCATTGTGCATCGCCCGCGCCTGCGTACGGGCTTGCCAATTCGCGGCGGCCTGGCACGCCTGGCAGCGGTTGGCTACATGTGCAAGGCGTGGACCTGGAAGGACTGGATGGGCTTCGCCGATATCTTCGGCATCCCAATGCGTGTCGGTCGCTACGGCCCGAACGCGAGCAAGGAAGACATTGGCGTACTGATGTCGGCGGTCGCGAACCTGGGCAGCGATGCCGCTGCCGTCATCCCGGACTCGATGCGCATCGACTTCACCCAGGCCGCCAACGTCACTGGTGCGGGCGAGTTCTTCAAGGGCCTGGCCGAGTGGTGGGACAAGCAAATGTCCAAGGCCATCGTGGGTCAAACCATGAGTGCCGACGACGGTGCCAGCCTGGCCCAGGCCAAGGTCCATAACGAAGTGCGGTTGGATCTACTCGAGGCCGATGCTAAGGCGGAGTCGAACACGCTCAATCGTATGTTTGTGCGGCCTTTCTGCGACTTGAATTTTGCACCAGGTCGTCGTTATCCGCGCCTGGTTATCGACGTGCCCAAGCCTGAAAACCTTGAGCTACTGATAAGTGCCATGTCGACCCTGGTCCCATTGGGGCTGCGCGTTGAGCAGTCGGTGATTCGTGACAAGTTCGGCTTGCCTGAGCCAGCCGAGGGCGCGGAAATCCTGGCCGTAGCCGCCGCCCCTGCCGTATCTACAGCTCTCAACCGCGAGCGGGTGGCGACTCCAGCAGTTGCACCTGACATCGTAGACACCCAGCTCAAGACTCTGGAGGCGGCCGCCGCTGCCCCGATAGACGACATGGTGGAAGCCATTAAAGAGCTGCTTGAGTCGGTCGCCAGCCTGGAGGAGTTTCGCGACCGGCTGATTGAGGTATACCCAACGATGAGCGCCGAGCAGCTCGCCAATGCCATGGCCGATGGTATGGCAGCGGCGAGCTTGGCCGGACGATACGACGTACTGCGGGGGCTATAGCGTGTATTCGTAGATCTTTTGATAGGCGTCTACCGCGTCTATAACAGCAGTCAGGGTTTCGTGATCGCTCCACTGATACCTGGTTGCTGTCTGTGTTATGCCTTCTGGCAAACAGGCCTGGACCCTCACTTTCTCAGGGGTAGGCAAAACGTCGAAATCAGCCCGTGTCGGATTGAACTGATCGTTGAATCTAGCAATAACCTGCAGTTGGCCCGCCGCAATCTTCCTTGCAGCCTCGGCTAGATCGGCAGCATAACGACCACGAAAGCCAGCTTTTTCTATTGCCTCAGCAAGTGCAAAGAATTTGGCCAGCCTCTCGTCTTTCGGCCCCAGGTCGGAGAAAACTCCGGAAAAATCAGTGACAGTCGCGAGGGCCGGTGCAAAAGAGTGCTCTAGTGCTCGGTTAAGTTGTTCCAGCGTTATCGCTGCTGCTTGCTCAGCGGCAGCAATTTTTAGGGTGAGATTAGAGAAAGTCAGTTCAGTGACCTTTGGAAGTATCGCGATTAACAATCCCACAGCCAGATAAGCGGCGGTGAGCCAAACGAAATCAGTGCCTGAGACAGCTTTAGTAGCAAGGAGCCCGTTCGCATGAATCAAGCCCAGCAATGCCACGATGGCCCCCAAGCAGCCAAGCCAAACACTTTTGCATTTCATAGCACGACCCTGTAGGTGGAAATCAAATGTCAGTATCTTACGGCTCGCTGCCATTTCGAGAACAGATTGAGTATTTCAAGGACAAGACCAGCCTACCGACCCGTGCTTGGACAGATGTATACGCCGCCGAACACGACTGGGCCTTTGTCGTTGCCGGGGCCGCCCGACGCGATCTGTTGGCCGACATGCGCGGCGCGGTCGAGAAGGCCATCACAACGGGCCGCACCCTGGAGCAGTTCCGGACGGACTTCGACAGGATCGTCAACCAGCACGGCTGGCAATACAACGGCGGCCAGGCCTGGCGCACGCGCACCATCTTTGAAACCAATCTGCGGCAGTCCTACAACGCTGGCCGCGAAGCGCAGATGGCCGACCCCGAACTGCGCAAGGCGCGCCCCTATGGACTCTATCGCCACGGTGATAGTGCGAATCCGCGCCCTCATCACCTGGCATGGAATGGCACCGTGTTGCCGCTCGATGACGCCTGGTGGTCAACGCATACCCCGCAGAACGGCTGGGGGTGCAAGTGCAAAAAGTTCATGGTCAGCGCTCGGGATGTCGAGCGCATGGGGTACAAGGTCGGCCCGGCCCCGGCAATCGAGTACGAAACCCGCATCATCGGCGTCAACAGCCCGAACGGCCCCCGCACTGTGCGCGTGCCGCAGGGCATTGATCCAGGTTTTGAGCATGCACCAGGTCAATCCCGACTGACTTCCGCTGTGCCGCCGCTTCGGGCTTACGACCCGCTGCCAGAGCCTGGCTCCCGCTCCAGCTCGACGCAGGGGGCCGGGCTGCCGAACCGCCGCCCAGCTGGGCCACTGCCTGCGCCAAGGCCCGCAGCGGCTAGTCGTTTGCTGCCGTCTGGGCTGGCTGATGAGGAGTATGTAGGCCGCTTCCTGGGCGAGTTCGGCGCGACTGACGCCAGCCCAGTGGTGTTCCGCGACAAGACAGGCGATGGAGTGGTGATTGGCCGGGGCCTGTTCACCAGTGCCAAAACCGGCGCTTTGAAGGTCGGCAAGCGTGGCCATGCCCGCGAGCTGCTGTTGCTGGCCGACGCGCTGAAAGACCCCGACGAAGTGTGGGTTAGGCTGGAATGGCAATACGCCCAAAACAAGGCCGTGGTGCGCCGCCGCTACATCAGCCGGTTCCAGGTGGACGGGGAAGCGGTGCCCGCGCTGGCGGTCTTTGAGGTCGGGGCGGATGGCTGGGATGGCATCACTACATTCGCCCCGGACGCCAGTAACCCCGAGTACCTGGAGCAACTGCGCCTCGGTGTGCGGCTCTACCGTCGCCTGGATGACGGGCGATAAAAAACCCGCGCCGCCGCACGGGTTTTCATTCTGGCTGTAGGCCTGGAGGTCCCGGCGGGGACTGCTCAGCCAATGAACGTTTATAGATAGTAGGAGGCATCCATGGCGGGTGCAATGCTCGATGTGGCAATCGACGCCTCAGTGGTCGGTCGCGAACTGGACCAACTAATAGAGCGCCTGGGCTCGCTACAGACACCGCTCAGTGACATTGCCGAGTATCTACACCTGTCTGTAGATGGTCGAGCGCGCCGCCAGGTCGCCCCGGACGGCTCCCCTTGGGCGCCCCTGTCACCGCGTACCCTGGCGAGAAAGAAAGGCAACAAGACCCTGCGCGAGTCGGGCGCGCTGCTCGATACCCTGCGTCACCAGGTAAGCAACGATGAGCTTCAGTTTGGCACCGACCGCCCCTACGGCGCCATTCACCAGTTCGGCGGCAAGATCGAGCACGCTGCTAGATCCCAGCAGGTTTACTTCAGGGAGAAAGGTGGCGTCGTCGGTAACCGCTTCGTGAAGAAGCGTAATTCGAACTTCGCACAATGGGTGACACATGGTGCCCGAACGACCCAGATGCCAGCTCGACCTTACCTCGGGTTGTCCAACGAGGACGAGACAGAGGTTATGGAGATCGTTGCGACCTACTTGAAGGGCTGAATGGGGCTGTTGAAAACGCGCTCATTTGAGCGTGCTGGAGCCCCTAGGCGGTGCATCCGGTTGGAATTCGAACTGGAGCACCGTTAGATTACCGTTAGATTTGGTTCTGGCACCATTCCAAGTCCTCAACCGCCATCGGGATTCTTCGAAAGGCTGGAAAACCTCAAATAGTGATCCGCTCGCGACCCGAAGAGAGGTAGCATTCCTGTCCTCTAGCAAGCCCCTTCAATCGACCGATTTCTTGCGTCGAGCTTAAAAACACTTCCCCATTCATGCCGCACACACTGGCGGCATGAAAACACTCATCGCACTCAACACTGATCTTTCGGCACAGCCCACCACCGAGGGCCAGGCGCCCGACTGGATCGAGCTGATCCCCACTGGCCCCACCGTAACCGGTCGTGATGGGCGCACCTGGCTGTTTGATGACCTGGCTCAGCAACTAGTGCTCAGCGCCTTCATCAGTCGCGGCATCGACATGGTGATTGATTGGGAGCACTCCACCGAGGTCGTGGCGCCCCAGGGCGAGCCTGCCCCCGCTGCGGGATGGATTGACCGTCTGGAGCTGCGCAGCGGCGCCCTGTGGGGGCATGTCACTTGGACGCCTCGGGCCGGTGCCCAGGTCGCTACCCGCGAATACCGTTTTGTTTCCCCCGTTTTCGACTACGACGACACGTACCGGCGAATCCTTCGCATGGTCAGCGTTGGGCTGACCAACAAACCCAACCTGGTGCTGACCGCACTGAATCATGAGCAATCGGAGACTCAGAAAATGGCAATCCCACTCGCATTGGCGGTGTCCCTCGGCCTGGATGCCAGCGCAACCGACGAGCAGGCCCTGGCCGCAGTAAGCCAGCTCAAGGCCACAGCCACCGCCCGCAACAACGAGCAGCCCAGCCTGGACAAGTTCGTCCCGCGCCAGGACTACGACAAAGCCGTGTCCCGTGCAACCAACGCTGAGCAGGCGCTGGAAACACGCAAGGCTGATGAGCACAAGGCAGTCGTCAACACCGAAATCGAGGCCGCACTGAAGGCCGGCAAGATCACCCCAGCCACCGCCGACTACCACCGCGCCGCCTGCTCGGAGCAAGGCGGGCTCGACCGTTTTCGCGAGTTCGTGAAGGCCGCGCCTGCGGTCGTGGAGCCATCCAATCTGGGCGAGCGTCAGCCGGACGGTACGTCCACCGCACTGAACGCGGAAGAAAAACAGGTCGCTCAGCTGATGGGTATCAGTGAAGCGGACTTCATCAAGGCTCGCGCATAAGCGCATCAAAGGACGCCCCTATATGTTGATTACTCCCCAGGCTATCGCCGCCCTCTATACCGCCTATCGTGGCGAGTATCAGCGGGCGTTCACCGACACCCCCACCGACTGGCAGCGCATCGCGACCGAAGTGCCGTCCACCAGCTCCAGCAACACTTACGGTTGGCTGGGCCAATTCCCTGCTTTCCGGGAATGGCTCGGTGAGCGTGTGTTGCGGGACATGGCCAGCCATGCCTACACCATCACCAACAAGAAGTTTGAGTCCTCGGTTAGCGTTCCGCGTGACGCCATCGAAGACGACGAAGTTGGCGTGTACAAGCCACTGTTCCAGGAAATGGGGCGTGCGGCCAAGGCGCACCCCGACGAGCTGGTTTTCGCCTTGCTGAAAGCCGGTCTGACCACCACCTGCTACGACGGCCAGAACTACTTCGACACCGATCACCCGCTGTACCCGAACGCCGACGGCACCGGTACAGCAGTATCCGTCAGCAACTACCAGGAAGGCACCGGCCCGGCCTGGTATCTGCTCGATGTCAGCCGTGCCATCAAGCCGATCATCTTCCAGAACCGCCGTAACTACGATCTGAAGGCCATGAACAAGGCCGATGACGAAGCGGTGTTCATGCAGGACGTTTATCGCTATGGCGTGGACGCCCGCGTAAACGCCGGTTTCGGCCTGTGGCAATTCGCCTATTGCTCCAAAGCGCCGCTCAACGCCGAAAACTACGCAGCGGCCCGCGCAGCCATGAAGGACTTCAAGGCCGATGGCGGTCGCCCGCTGGGTGTGAGCCCTGGCCTGCTGGTGGTGCCGTCCAGGCTGGAGGGTGCGGCCCGCAAGCTGGTGATCAAGGACGCCGAGGGCGGCAACGAATGGGCCGGGACTGCTGAAGTTCTGTCGCCAAGCTGGTTGGGGTAACGGCCATGGGTACTGTCATCAAAGCCAGTCGTGACGGTTTCCGCCGTGCCGGCCTCGCCCACTACATCGCGGGAACCTTCTATAAAGACGGCGAACTGTCCGAGCGACAGTTGGGCATGTTGCGCAACGACCCGAACCTGCTGGTAGTCGAGGGCGTTCAGGAGGACGCGCTCCAGGTTGTCGAGGACAACACGGAGCTGATTCAGGAACTGCGTAACGCCATGGCCAAGCTGTCGGCGGAGAGTGGCGAAGCCATCGCCGCGTTGGGGCATGACCTGGAACAGGCTCGCGCTGGCTTGCGGGCAGCGTCTGGCGACCTGGTGCGCGTCCTGGAGCAGCAAAAGGCAGTCCCTGCGTTGGTGGTGGAAGGCGCGAAAGCGCTACCCCCGGCAGATGCAACGCAAGAAGGCGTCATCTGCATTGGCGCGGACATCCTGGCGACCCTGATCGCTGACCGACTTCTACCGCCCCAGGGCAAGCCGGAGGAACAGCACGATGGAAACTCGACGCTCGCCACTGCCGGCGACTCTCAGCCATCGCAGAACCCGGCGCCGGTTCCGCCAGTGGCTCCGGCACCTGGTGCTGAGCCGGAAACCGTAAGTGCCGACAAGGTGCCGGGCAAACGGGCTGGTTCGGGCAAAGCTTCGAAGAACGGGGCCGACTGATGAATCTCTCGCTGCCGAGCGCCATTGCGCTGATCGCCAGGTTTGGTTCGCAAGAGCTGTCTGACCTGGCTGTTCCCAGGACATCTCGCCCCATTGAAGGTGTGCTGTTGGAGGCTGCCGCTAAGGGCGAAGCACTGGATGACTGGGATGCTGAGGAAGTGGCATCCGCCGTGGCTGCCCTGGCACGGATTGCAGACGCAGCCACCCGCGCCCGCAGCGAGGTCCAGTTCTATCTACGTTACCGCCAGTCGGGGCAGGACGCCCCGGAATGGGTGGCTGATGACCTGCCCGAGCTGACCAGGTTCCACCTGTACGGCGAGAAGGCCAACGCCGAATCGGCGGTACGTCTGCGCTATCGCGACATCATCAAGCGACTGGAAAGCCTGGCCGCAGAGGATGAAAAGCGTGGCGCAGCGGAAGCCGGTCAGTCCGGTTTGCAGATCAGCCACCAGCCGCGGCTATTCAAGCGCACCACCCTGCGGGGGCTGTGATGCTCGGTGAACTAGAAGACGCCGTGCAAGCTCGCCTGGAGGAGCTGAAGCAACGGCTACCCAGGCTGCGCGTGGATAGCTACGGCGGCGAACTGAGTGACGATGACCTGTTGGTGGACCTGCTGAAGCTAACCCCAAGCGTACTGATCACCACCCCGAAAGTGGTGTTCAAGGCCAAGGGCAACCGCCGCTATCTGGCCTCGGTGGTGTTCCGCCTGGTCATCGCCAGTACCTCTGTGCGGGGCGAGCGGGAGACGCGGCGCGGCTCCGTGCCCACCGATCCGGGCAGCTACTGGATCTGGGAGAGCTGCATGCGCCTGCTCACCAACTGGCAACACAAGCCGGATGGCGCCCAGGTGAAACCGACCGAGTTCGCCAACTTGATCAACGGCAAGTTCCAAAGCAGCCACCTGTCGGTGCTGGGCCAGTCGTTCGCTGTCGAGCTGGATTGGGAGGTGCCCGAAGGCGACCTGCCATGGCTTGAGGGCATTGACCTGGCTTACCACGTACCGGCGACCAACCCGGACGCCACTATCACCGATTCAATCGACTTGGGGGATTCGTAAATGCTCGTGATCGCAACGCAACACCCTGTGCCGGTCATGCCAGGCACTGCCAAGGACGGCAAAGACTTTATCGACCCCGCCCCGGCCAAGCCGGTGAGCGTGGAGGAAAACGCCTACTACCTGCGCCGCATCGCTGCTGGCGAGCTGGAGCGGGTCGAGGAAAAGAGCGGTGCCAAATCGACCGCCAAGAAAGCTGAGGCTCAAGCATGACTATCTCTCTCGACACCATCCCGGCCAGCATCCGCAAGCCCGGTGCTTACATCGAGTTCAACACCAGCCTGGCTGTGCGAACCCTGCCGACCAACGCGCAGCATATCTGTCTGGTTGTGCCGCTTGAGGCGGGAGCAACTGCCGTTGAAAACCAGCCGGTGCAGGTGTTCACCCCCCTTGAAGCCAAGAAGGCTTTCGGGGTTGTGGCAGAAGCCATGGTGACGGCTGCCATTGCCGCTTATCGCTACGTCGCCCTCTCGTGCGTCGGTGTGACCGTCAGCGGTGAGGCTGAGCCGGATATCTCCGCCGCGCTCGCGTCCACGGCACAGGGTGGCTATACGATTCTGGTGCCCGCCTGGTTCAGCGAAACGGCCATGACGGCAGTGCGAACCCACATTGCCACCTGGACCAGCTCCATCGAGCAACAATCCATCATCGGCGTGGGGGCAGTGACCACTACCCTGTCGGCGGCGACCGCGCTGGCCACCGCGCTCAACTCTGGCGCAATCACGGTTGCCCTGCTGGCTGGCAGCCCATCGACCGCCCGCCAGGTTGCAGCGGCTTACGCGGCGGTCATCGCTTCGGAAGAAGATCCTGCCCGCCCGCTCAATACCCTGGCGTTGGCTGGTATTGCGGTACCGCCTATTGCCACCCGACTGGGCCGCGTCGAACAGGAAACATGCCTGGCCAATGGCATTACCCCGCTGGAGGTCGGTCCGGGGAATGTCGTCCAGATCGTGCGGGCCGTCACCACCTACACCAAGAGCGCTGCCGGAGCGACCGACGTTTCGCAATTCGATCTGACCACCATTCGCACCCTGTACTACGTGCGCCAGGCCTGCCGGGATCGCGTCCGTCTGCGCTTCCCCCGCTCCAAGCTGAGCAACAAAACCGCTGAAGCGGTGCGCGGCGAGCTGCTGGACGTACTTAAGAAGTGCGAAGAGTTGGAGATCCTGGAGAGCGTGGACGACAACGCCGCCGCCCTGGTTGTCGAGCGCGCTGGCCAGGACGTAAACCGCCTCAACGCCGCTATCCCTGCCGATGTCGTCAATGGCCTGCATGTGTTCGCTGGCCGCATCGATCTGCTGCTGTAAGGAGCAAGCCCCATGTCCGACAAATTCGTTGGAATGATCGTTCTCGAAATCAACGGGACCGAATACGAAGTCACCAGCTTTGAGCCGTCCCTCAAGACAGGCCGCAAGGTGGTCAAGACCATGAACCGCTCGGGGCGTGCCACTGGCACCGCCAAGGGCATTGAAGAGTACGAGCTGAAAGTCTCTGTCGCTATCCCGAAATCCGGTGAGCCCGATTGGCGGGCGCTGATGGATGCCAAGTTGACCGTTTACCCGCAGGACGGCGGCGGCAAGCGTGAGACCTGGACGGGTTGCAGCCTGATCGAAACCGGCAGCAAGTACCAGGTCGAAGGCGAAGCTACTCGCGACCTGACCATTGTCGCCCTGAACTACTACACGGAGTAACCCATGAGTGATCAAGACAAGCGCTGGGATGGCCTGACCATCGCCAGCGAGCTGCCAATCGGCGTGTACTTCGCAGGCGTCCGGCACAAGTCCTTCACCTTGCGTGCCGGTGTGACGGGCGACCTGATCGCCGCCCAGGAGCGCTACCCCGAAGGGCCGATGCAGCTCATCACCCTGGACGTATTCCGCCGCCAGTTGCTACGGCTGGGCGACATCGAGCCACAACACCTGACGACCGACCTACTGCGCGACACGTTGCTGGAGCTGGACCTGGCGGTCATTGCGGATGCGGACGCTGAACTGGAAAAAAAGTTGAAGCCGCAGAGCGCGGCCAGCAAGCCTGGCGCCGAATCGAGCACCACCTCGTCCGACACGGCTACCGGCTAGAAGAGATACGCGGCATGACCCGGCGCGAAGTCGAAACGAGGCTTGACCTGATGGCCGGGAAAACCAAAGGCACCCGCTACGTCAGTCGACGTACCGGCAAGCCGGAGCAATAACCCCAAAGGCTCGGTAACGGACCTTTCTTCTATCTGAAAGGTTCCTCGGAGTAATCCCCATGTCAGATTTGCGCGTAGCGTTGCGCATCCAAGCCCATGCCGGGGACAGCAGGCGTGAGATCGGGCAACTGAACCGCGACCTACACAACGCTGGTAAGCAAGGTGCCAAGTCGCTCGCGGACGAAAGCTGGAAGGTATCCACGGCGATGACCCGTATCGGCACGACCGGGGCGGCCAGTTACAAGGTGGTCCGCGAAGCAGTGCGGGAAACGGCGAAGGAAAGCAGAGCGTTGGTCGCTCACAGCAGCAAGACGTCGGGCGAACTGCGCAAGGTCGGAGCTACAGGCGCGGCCAGCTATAAAGCCGTCCGCGAGTCGATGCGCGAGGCCGCCAAGGCTGGGGGCGGTACGCAACTTGTGCTGACGAAAACATCGGCTGAGTTTAAGCAGATGTCGAACGCCGCTCGCAAGGCGGCCCGTGACGCAAAGGCGGAGCTGAACAACACGCAGCGTCAGGGCGTTGATCCGCTCCGACAGAGCGTCGATAAAGTAGACCAGTCATTCCGTCGAATGGCACAAAACAGCGGTCGGAACCTCCAGGGCCTGAAGGCTGTGGCGGTTGGGGTGCGGAAGGAATTCGAACGCATCAAGCGCGTCGGCAGCTCGGCTCAAGGGCAGCTTGCAGGGCTGGGTGTTGGTGTCGGCGTTGCATCGGGCTTGAAGTCTAGCGCTGTGCTTGATCGTAAGTTGATCCGTACACAGCAGACCGCCGACCTGACCGCTGAGCAGCGTAATGAATGGCGCGGCGAGCAATGGCGGCTGGCACAAAAGTACGGCATCGAGCGTGAGCAGGTTCAGACGGGCTTCGACACGCTGATTGCCAGCGGCTTGTCCTATGACCAGGCGAAGCCTAGCGCCGAGGCAATCGCCCAGGGCACCGCAGTAACGGGGGCCGACAGCGGGATTCTGGCAAAGGCTCTGGTGACTGGTGCGAGCGCATTCGACATTGATCTGTCGAAGACCGACGCGGCGCTGGATATCCTGCAAAAGATGACCGTCGCCGGTCGTCTCGGTAATGCCGAGCTTGAGAACCTGTCGAGCATCTTCCCGAAGATCGGCCAGGACGCCAAGTCAGCCGGCATGTCGATGGCCCAGGCGCTTTCGTTCGTAGAAACCCTGTCGCTGATCGAGCTGGAGCCGGATCGCCTTGGCACGCTCGCCCAGTCAACGCTGCGCATGTTCAACAACGGTAGCTATCGAAAGGAAGTCACCAAAGCTACGGGTGTCGAGTTCTTCAACAAGGACAAGAGCCAGCGCGATACCAAGGATGTGTTCGTGGATCTCCAGCGCAAATACAAGGCGCTGAAAACCGACAAGGACCGCGCCCGGTTCATGGACGTTGCGTTCGGCAAGATGGACCAAGATACGCAGAAGGGTATCAAGGCGTTCTTGAGTGGCGACAGGCTTGAGACCTACGCGAAAAGCACAGGGACCATCTCGGACGCCAAGCCGATTTTCGAGAAAGACCTGGCAGACAACGTAGACAGCACCACAGGCACCGCGAGCCGCCTGAAAGCCACCTTTGGCGCGGCCATTGACCGCATGTCTCAGCCCCTGAACAAGGGTTTGGCCGACATGGGCAACTACCTGCTGAACGATCTGAACCTATCTGGTGAGCAGATGCTGGGCGCGGGCCTGGCTACTGGCGTTGGCGGCTACGTCGCGGGGCGCGGCTTGGCCGCTGGCGGCGGTGCCTTACTCAACAAGTTCATGGGCGGCCCTGAGACGCTGAAGAACATCGCTGTAGGCAAGGTGCTTGAGGAAGCGGCTGGCGTTACCTCGGTGTTCGTCACCAACTGGCCTTCTGGCGGCATGCCTGGTCTGTCCGCGCCCGATATCCCTCTTGGCAAAAGGACAGGTGGTTTCAAGCTGCCCTCTGGTGTGACTGGTGGGCTGTCCGCTGTTGCTGCGCGGGGGGCAATGGTGGCGCCGCTCGCGGGCGCTGCGGGGGTTGGTGTCGTGGTTGGCGGTTCCAGCGAAAACACCGATGAGGGGCGGTTGCGGGCTGCCGAGAATTCCAAGCTGCTGACCGATGATCAACGCACCTACTACGCGGCCTTCTATCGAAACCGGATCAATCTCGCCCAGACAAGCCCCGACGCCGCCGACAACTGGGTTTCGGCGCAGGCGCAAAAGCTGGCCCAGCAGCAAACAGGCTTGACCGCCTCGGGCAGCACCGTGGCGGCTGGGCATGCCTGGGCGCAACGCATCGCCATGGCGGGGCTTTCACAGCCCGCCCAGGGGCTCGCCTTGTTGCAGGCTTCACAGCCAGGCCCTCGCCAACCTGGCGCGGCGATATGGGGCGGGAGCGCAGCCCAATTGGCTACGCCAGGTGGATCGTCGGCAATGACGCCATGGGCGGAACAAGCGTTGGGGCTTCTCGGCCCTTCGGCATCCATGCTGCCGTCAGGTAGCCCCGGCCAGGGGAGCGGTGGTCAGGACGGGGCCATGATGCGGGAGCTGTCAGAGGTGTTGCGTCAGCAGATCAGCCAGCTCCAAGCCCTGGTCGGTGTGCCCCTGGTCATTGATGTCCGGAGTGACAGCAACAGTATTTACGCTGACGTGGAACGCCGCGTTGGCATTCAAGCGAGGCGTGGGCAATGAGCTGGAGTGAAACCTTACTAGACGCCTCATTCCGGGGTGTGCCGCTGGGGGTCCAGGACGAGAGCCTGGCCGCTGATCGAGAGCTTGCGCAGCATGGTGTGCCTTATCGCGACGGTGACGACGTGGAAGACATGGGGCGCAAGGCTAGGGAGTTTTCGTTTACTGTCGTCATGTTTGGCACCAACTACGAAATCGAGCTGCAAAAGCTGTTGGCTGCCCTCGACACTCCGGGGCCTGGCGAGCTGATCCACCCAATCTATGGCCGAGTGGATGTTCTGACGCGGCGCTGGAAGGTCGGTCATTCAGCCGACCGCCCTGACTACGCCCAGGTTGAGCTTCTGTTTGTCGAGCGCACGCCTTCTGAGCCGTTCTTTGCCCGTCAGTTTGAGTTCGTGGATGAGGGCGTACTTTCGCCCGAGGATGAGCGAAGGTGGCAAGACGGCTTGCTGGATCTGCTGGGCCAGGTAGACGCCCTGATCGCCGCTGTACAGCAGCTGATCGGCGGCGGTTGGGTTGGGCTGCTGGAGAACCTGCTGGGCTTACCGGGTATCGGTTTGAGGCTGATGCAGCTACGCAGTCAGATCCTTGGCGTCGTCTCTGGCCTGGCCAGCCTGGTCGGCAAGAACGCAGGGGCTCAGTTTGACCCGCTCCTGGATCTGCATCGCACACCGTCTGAGATCCGGGCGGCGATCTCCGCGCAGATCGATCCATCGCCCACTGAAAGCGTCGGTAGTGGTCCATTCGTTATTGGCGCCGTCGCATCAGGCGCCGACACTGCTACCTCGGGTAGCGTCATTGAGCAGGCTGCGGCCGCGCTGGTTCTGATCAATCAGCGGTTGGTCGCCCAGGACAATCTGCTACTGGTTATGCCCGGAGCCGAAGCTATCGAGGCGGAGCCGGCGCGAGTCGGAACAGCGGTCCTGGCGGCAGCCAGGCTGGGCCTGTCGCCCGCCGACAATGTGCTGTCGGCTGTTCCGTTGGGAGGGTTGATCATAGGGACAGGCGCGCTGTCGCCCGTCAGCGCTGTGGCCTGGAATCTGGTGCTCCTGGTGATCACCGAGGCCGCACTTAGCCAGGCGTCGGCGGTTGTCGCGCTGCTCGATGACGAGCGCAAATCGCCGACCTTGACCCCGGAGCAATTGGAGTCGGTTGTATCCAGCAGTCGCGGCCTTAGCCAGGCCGCTATCGAACTACATCGGCGGTTGTTCGGGGTGGAAGATGCGCTGCGTGTGATCGAGCCGCTGCGGGCCATCGCCGGTATTGTCCAGGCTGCAGCGCGTCAGGTGCTGCAACTGCGCCCACCGCTGGTTATGCGGGCGGTGCCCAGTGAGTCCAGTCTCCGACTGCTGGCCCACCACTGGTACGGTGACCACTCGCGGGCGCTGGAGCTGCTGCGGTTGAATCCCGCGCTGCGAAGCCCCCAGGCCATCGCTGCTGGGGAGGTGCTGCGTGCATATGCCCGTTGAGCAGATCCGCCTGGCTATCGGCAATCATGCGCATGAGTTGTGGGATGGCTGGTCCGTGGAAAGCGACTTGTTGACGCCTGCCGATGCGTTCCAGCTTGAGCTGTATACCCGCGATCCTGGCCCCCTTCCGGCTCAGCTTCAAGAGGGGGCGCCATGCACGCTGAGCCTGGGTAATGATCGCGTGCTGAGTGGTGTGGTCGATGAGATCGAGCTGGACATCTCTCGGCAGAATCGCACGATCCGCATCAATGGCCGTGACAACGCCGCTGTCCTGGTGGACTGCTCCACACCGTTTGTCTCAATGCGTGAGGTCAGCCTGGCCGACATCATCGAGCAGGTCGTTAAGCCGCTCGGCATCACTCGGGTCGAGATCCGCGCAACGAGCAGCAAGACGCGCAAGCGCATACAAATACAGCCCGGCCAAAGCGCCTGGGAGGCACTACTACAGGTCGCGGAGGCAAACGCCCTATGGCCTTGGGTGGAGCCTGACGGTCGCCTGGTCATCGGCGGGCCGGACTATGCCTCTACACCTGTCGCGACCCTCATCATGGGTCATGACGGCCAAGGTAATAACGTTGAGCGGCTATCCCTGACCCGTTCGATGCCTGGCCGCTACAGCCAGGTCACGGTCCTTGGCCAGCACGGCCAGTACGACAATGACGGGTACGACACCAGCCGGTCAAAGCTGAAAACGGTAGTGAAGGACGACGTACTGGCACGGCGCGGTATCTTCAGGCCAAAGGTCGTGATCGACAGTTCATGCGAGAACCAGGACATGAGCCAGGCGCGAGCGCGAAAGCTGCTCGCTGACAGCCGCCTGGAGGGGCTGGAGATCCGGGCAGTGGTCAAGGGGCATCGTGCTGGCAACGGGGCTGTCTGGGCGCCAGGGCAGCGCGTCAACGTCTTCAGCGAGCCCCACGGGCTGAATGCCACTTACTTCCTGATGTCCAGGACGTTGCGATTGACCCGTCGTGAAGGGGCCATCACCGAACTGCGGTTACGCGAAGACAAGACATGGGTGCTCGATGGGAATCCATCTAAGAAGGGCAAGAAACGCAAATCCAATGCGGACGCCGCATTCATTCAGGAGCTGCACAAACTATGAATCTACTTGGCACGATGCGCAGGCAAGCGCAGCAGGTTCAGCAGAATATCCGCCAGGCGTTTCGGGCGGTGGCAGCACGCAACAATCACTCGGGCGCGCAAATCGGTGTTGAGATGGAGGGGCTTGCCGGCGAGTCCGTCAGCGGCGAACTGATGCAACACTACGGGTTTGTGTCAGGCCCGCTGGCCGGAGCTGAGTACATCGTAATTCCGGTCGGCGGCAATACCAATCACTCGGTTGTCATCGCCAGCGGTGATGGCCGCTACCGGTTAAAGGTCGCTGATGGCGAAGTCGCGCTATATACCAATGAAGGCGACAGCATCCACCTCAAGCGAGGTCGCACTATCGAGGTCAAAACCGAAACGTTTGTTGTGAAGGCTTCGACCAAGGTGGTGTTAGACACGCCGCTGGTGGACGCGACGGGGGAAGTGAAGGACAGTATTAGGACCATGCAGGCTGACCGTGAGCTGTATAACGCTCACAGTCACGGCCCCACTCCCAAGCCCTCTCCACTTCAATAGCTTCCCTGCTTTCTTGCGTCGCCAAGGAATTCTATTTCTTCGCGACGCAAGGAGAATCGCCTGTTATGGACGCAGGCATAAACCCTCTCACTGGCGACGCAACCGGTAAGCGAATCAATACGCTTGCCAATGCCGTCTACCTTCGACTCATAACCCCGTTGGGCAGCTATTGGGCTGATCCTGGCTTGGGGTCTCGACTTTATACCCTGCGTCGTGAAAAGGATCGGCCCCGCGTAGGGCGTCTGGCGGTTCAATACGCCGAAACTGCGCTCCAGCCTTTACTTAAGGATGGCCGGGCCACCTCTATAAAGGTAGGCGCTGAGCAGCCGCATAACGGCTGGTTGCTGCTAAGCGTGGACGTCGTACAAGCGGACGGTCAAACTCAAACGTTCACTCACAATGTCAGGGTGATCTGATGCCTTTTAAGCCACCAAGTTATGAGGGCATTCGTGACGGTATCCTTCGGGATATTCGCAGCCTTTTGCCTGACGCCGACATTGGTACTGATTCCGATAACTTTATTCGCAGTGCCGCTGTATCCGCAGCCATTGAGGGGTTGTACCAGTATCAATCTTGGCTGTATCGCCAAATATTCCCGGACACCGCCGATGAGGCTGAGCTTCTACATCACGCGGGCAATCGCAATATTCGCCAGCGTGGTGCCGTAGCTGCCTCCGGTTTGGTCCAGGTCACCGGAACACCAGACAAGTTGATCAACATTGGCAGCGCGTTCAAGCATGTTGCGACCGGTGCTCTCTTCAGCGCCACGCAAGCCGCCATAATCAATGCGTCGGGAAATGCGCAAGTTCCGGTTGTTGCGCAAGTCCCTGGCGTGGCCATGAACGGCTTGTCAGGTGCGGCTATTATTACTAGCCCTCCGCTTGGCATTGACGCCATGGCAACGATCATCAGCCCATTTACTGGTGGGGGTGATATTGAGTCGCCGGCTTCGGTTTTAGTCCGGCTCCTTGATCTAATGCGTAACCCGCCGGCTGGCGGTGCCGAATATGACTACAAACGGTGGGCACTAGAGGTAGATGGTGTTGCAACAGCAACCGTATTGCCCAGGCGACGGGGGCCGAATACGGTCGATGTGGTGATTACTGGGCCGACTGGAGCGCCATCGGACCAAGTAATTGACATGTGCGCAGCTCACATTGATGAGGTTCGCCCTGTTACAGCTGAGGTCTTTGTATTTGCACCGTTGCTGCGGGTCATTGACGCAACAGCCAAGATTGAACTGGCCAGCGGCTATACGTTGGCAGCAGTACAAGAGGCCGCGCAAGCCGCCTATAACAAAGAGCTTGGCGCTCTGGAGCCCAATACGGGCTTCAAGCGCAATCGTATAAGTACGATTTTGGGAAACCTGGCCGGTGTGGCCGACTATGAACTGATGACTCCAGCAGCCAATATTGGCCCCACAGACGAATCGGGGGCCATCGGTTGGATCAGACCGGGCGCTATAACTTTGCAGGTGTTCGATTGAGCAGCCTGGTCACGCAACTCCGGCTCCTGTTACCGCCAGAGTCATATGACGGTACGGCTCCTGTTCTAGCCGCACTGCTAAACGCCGAGGGGAATGTTCTAGAAGCTGCGCAATCTAGCAATAGCAGATTGTATGACTGCATCTGGCCCGAAACGGGTGCTGCTCTTGATGAATGGGAGCGTGTCCTAGGTCTTCCTGATCCATGCGTTAAAACTGAAAGTTTGGCTGTACGGCAGCGCATTGCTGCCGTCATGGCCAAATTGAGCGGATTGGGCGGACAGTCCAGGGCGTTCTTTATTCAACTGGCTGCAAGCCTCGGCTACACCATTACTATCACTGAATTCAGACCAGCGCGAGCCGGAATTGCTGTTGCAGGTGATGCGGTTAATGGGGATGGATGGACTTCCGCTTGGATGATCAATGCTGAGCCAGTGACTGTATTCGTAGCTAAGGCTGGCAGCGCTGCCGCAGGTGAGGCTTTGGCTGTTTGGGGTAACAAACTTTTGGAGTGTCGTATGCGGGCAATGCAGCCGGCCCATACCACTCTACTTTTCAGCTACGGAGTCAATCATGCAGAAAATCAGTGATAGTACCAACACGGCTGATAGTGCTGGTGAATTCACCGAAGGTAATCCGGTAGGTGGCATTCCTGCAACTCAGATAAAAGCTAACTGGCTAAACTCAGTCCAGCGCGAGCTTATCAATTTGCTCAAGCGGGCGGGCCTCACGCCTGATGTTAAGAAAGACGATCAGGTTGCAGATGCTATTTCACAGATTGTGTCGTCTGCTACTGAGTTCGAGAACATCCGGGGCAAGCCTACTACGCTCTCGGGCTATGGCATTACTGATGCTTACACACAGATACAAGTAAATGACCTGCTAGACAACAAGGCATCTCGGTCGGCTACATTGGCAGGTTATGGCATCACCGACGCTTACACTCAGACCCAAGTTAACAGCCTGTTGGGAGCCAAAGCGTCCAAAGCTAACACGTTGAGCGGCTACGGCATTGCTGATGCTTACACGCGGGCGCAAGTAGACGGGCTTCTGGGGGATAAGGCATCTAGAGCAACTACGCTATCAGGTTATGGCATAGTCGACGCTTACACACAGACCCAATTAAACGGGCTGTTGGCTTCCAAGGCGAACAATACAGATGTCTACTCGAAGCCTGCCATCATTGACCTGCTGGCAGCCAAAGCTAACAAGGCTTCCTCTCTGGCCGGCTACGGCATCACTGACGCGATTCCGAACGTTAACCCGTTGCCCTCTGGTAGTTATGACTTGCACGGAACTACCTATGCATTTGTCAGCTCGCCGTTGGAATCTAGCGTTTGTCAAAATGCTTATTGGGATGGTTCTGCCTGGAAAAAACACGATACCTCAAAAGCCTCAGTCTCGCTCAGTGCCTCTGGTGGTCAGGTCTTTGTGCGGACTTGGCCTGTAGGTGCCCAAACCTATGCTTCAGCGCGCATACTTGATACAACCATGGAGGCTGCGGTCCCCGAACTTGATGCAGGTGTAACGCCTGCGAAATGGGTAAGTGTCGCAGGTCTTGCCTATTACGTTTCCTCAAAAATAAAGGCTGCGAGCGAAACGATCATTGGGATATGCCGATTTGCCACTTTGGCAGAAGTCGTTGCTGGAACATCTGGTTATCTCGCTGTTGCTCCCGCATATCTTGCTGCCGGTTTCTCGTACAATTTCGGGGCCAACGGATTTATCAAGCTCCCGACCTGGCTAGGCGGTGTCATGGCCCAGTGGGCCTACAGCGACGAGTCCAATTCAGCCACCGACTACCGTTATTTTCCTGTGCCATTCCCTACTTCAATATTTGGTAGTTGGTTGCAACTGGAGGTTGGAACCATTAATGGCTTCGGTGGGAGCTATGGAACCATCGTTCAACTGGTCGATAACAGCCGCTATCTCTGGACTGCCGGAGGGACGTTCGGGGGTGGCGGTAAAGGTTGGATTCTCGCACTTGGCCGATAATGAGGTAGAACGATGAAAGCCGTTATCAAGTTTAGCTTGTCTACAGAGTGCTTTTATGACTCACGCATCCACAAAGACGTACTGCCAGAGGATGCGATTGAGGTCACACAGGAGGAATTTCAGCAGCTGTCGGCGGGGCGTAATACCGGCAAGCGGATTGTGCTCGCTGCCGGCCAATTGGGCTTAGTTGACCGTGAACCCGTTTCGTTAACCCAAGAAGAAATCGAGGCTAAGGAGCGGGGATGGCGCGACGCTAAGCTGGCAAGTGCTCAATGGCTGCGGGATCGCCATCGTGACCAGGTGGAGATTGGTGCCAAGCCCACCTTAACGCCGAAGCAATTCAACGAACTGCTGGTCTACCTCCAGGTTCTGCGCGACTGGCCTCAGTCTGCGCAGTTCCCTGACATCGAGCATCGACCTGTGGCGCCGTCATGGATCAGCGAAGCATCTCAATAGCACGGTTGTCTGCGCTTGATGGGAAAGCCGCTGAGTGACAGCGGCCCTTCCAAACTATAGCGCCCGCGAATATGCAATGCGGATGATCTCGTTGAGTAAGTCGTCTTCCTCAACGATGCCCAGGTGGCGTTCGCCGGACTCGCTGTAGGCTTGGAACAGGCTGTCGTTCAGCTTCAGCCATATCTTCGGTTCATCTTGATAGCGCCAGTCGACACGCAGGAATAGGTGGTCGCCCTTCAATACCGGCTCAAAAACTATCTTGGTGTCTGCGAAATTGAGCACCAGAGCTGTCCAGCCGGTCTGCTTATCACCAACAACAAGGTGGGTATCCGCTGCAACCTCTTCGGGCCGCAGCCCCTCAATCAGGTAGACCCACCGATTGATCAGCTGGAACGCTTGCCTGAGTTCAGTGGTTACCCTGCCTATCTTGTCTTTGGTCTGAGAGGCTTTGAGGGCTTTCTTCTCGGCGTAAGTGTTCAGAGCTTTAGCCACATCATGCTTTGAGGTCATGGGTCCCTTCCTGGCGAGCTGGGGTGGCGGTGGCCACTCCTTCGCCATCAAGCCTACCCGTAGCTTACGGCAGCTGCCAGTGCCAAATAGGGTGCATCGCGGTGCCAAATCCGCCGCGCGCTTACACCACGCCCCGCGACCTGGAGCGTTCACTGTGGACCCTGCGCGAAGGCGTCAGCGACGCCCAGGCCAGCGAGCACGCCATGGCCCTGCTGCGCTGCGCCTCGGCCACGGCACAGGAAACCGGCAACCATCTGCAGGGCACGACACGGGAAGTGGTGTTTGCGCTGATGCACATGATCAACATGGCCCGCGCCCTGCTTGAGCAGTGCCACGCCACGGAAAAGGCATCGATCTGAAGGGAGAACGTGATAGCCGACGAACGGCAAAAGCCCCGATTGCCGGGGACGAGGAGTGCGTCAGGAATATTTTTTTGGCCGATCGCTGAAAAATCATTTGACTGGCAAATGATAACGATTATTATTGCACTCAGCAGGTCGCGAGACCCGCTGGATAACCTGCAACGTCCTCAGGTCGGACGCTCAGATTATCTCCTCATCAGGCTAATCACG